TATTCGGGGGTATTACCAAGGACGGTATGGTCCAGTATTTGATGGTAAACCTGTTATACCGGGTTTTAACCGCACCACCATGGTAAAAGAGATTGAATACAACCCCGCACTACCTTTAGTAGCTGGTGTTGATATTGGGGGTGGTACTCTTTCTCCTGCGGCAGCTATTGCCCAACGTCACGGGTCAGGAGTGTGGGTTATCTTAGCTGAACTATGCCCACCCCCAGAAGGGATAGGTCTCCATGAATTTGTCGACGAACTTAATTTTATCTTAGGAGATCTCTTTCCTAACGTGCGAATGGGGCGTATTTATGGTGACCCTGCGGGTCAGGATCGCGATCCACTATTCGCACGCACCATGTTTACTCATTTGCAGACTAAAGGTTTTGATGCTCGACCTGCTCCTAACAATGACCCCCGCAACCGAGTAGAATCTATCAAAGCCCCAATGGGTCGTATGGTTGATGGGAAATGCGGTCTCCTTATTCACCCTCGATGTAAAATGCTTATCCGTGGACTGCTCGGGGGCTGGCGATATAAGCGCGTGCAATCGGCAGGTGAAGACCGCTACATTGACACCCCATCCAAAAACCAATACTCACACATTTGTGATGCGCTTGGGTACTTACTGCTCTCTGCGGGTGAAGGGCACCTTATGCGTCGTGGAGAGAACACTAATCGTCACAAAGGTGCGTACAAAGCCAAGACAGCAAACCCGTTCTCATGATAGTGTTTGTCGTCTTTACAGGAGGCACACCTGAACATTGGTGGTCGTACTTTACCCACAAAAAATTTCGTCACTGCTTCCTCATAACTCCTGTAAAACTCTCTAACGGAGACACCGTTATGCTCACTTTAGATGCCCGAGTAAATTACATATCCAACACTATTTACCACAATAACATGGATGATGTAGCCAATAAAGACGGGGGTGTTACGGAGATATACAAGGTACAACTTGCAAAATCAAACTCAAAGAGGTATATTATCGACATAAGGACGTGTGTTTCTGTTGTGAAACTCGCGCTCAATGTTACGTGGCCTTTTGTGATTACACCCAAAAGCCTACGAAATAAACTCAGAAAACAAGACAACGTATTTAGAGTGAGGTAGAAAATATGGCCCAATATGCTGCTGCTATAAAACTTGCTACTGCTGTTATTGGTACGGGAGTTGCCGTGAAGTCTTCTGTTGACCAAAAAGCTGCACAAAAAGAAAGCCGTCGTGCGCAAGAGCAAGCCCTTGCGGAACAGAAAAAAGCTCAAAAACAAAACGCTATCCAACAGAACCGTCAACTCGATGAAGTTAACAAGAGAAAAGCAGGCACTCAAAAATCTATCATAGGTGCGATGTTTCAAAAGACTCTGACAGGCAGTCGCACAGGAGTTACAAACAAAATGGGAGGGGGTAGTTAATGGCTTCATTACCATTAGAAATTATTTGTGACCGCATGAAGCGTGCATGGAGACGTAAAGATTTATGGAACACCCAGCTCGACGAAGCATATCGACTAGCCACTCCTTCTCGAAACATGTTTCAACAAGGTCGCACTCCAGGGGATGACACTGACTCCTTAATCTATGACAGTACTCTTCAAAATTCCACATCCAATTTAGCCAATAAACTTCAAGCAGAATATTTTTCTGTCTTTGACAAATTTTTGCGTGTAATTCCTGGGGTAGGCTTTGAGTCTTCAGTAGATAATATTGAACAGCGCGAAGCTATTCAAGCTGAGATTAACCAAATTAATGCTGTGCATGAAGCCGCGCTTCAAGTGTCTAACTTTGACCAAGCTATTGGTGAGATGCTAATTGATTATTGTGTGGGTACTGGGTTTATGATGCCTCGAAAAGGCACCTTAGCTCGCCCACTCGAATATCTTACTGTTAATCCCGCCCACATTGCTACAGGTGAAGGTCCAAACTCAGAAGTGTGGGAATATTATCGTAAGCACAAACTATACCCTCGTCTTGTACAGCCTACATGGGAATCTATGGGTGGGGACTATTCTGCGAAGTGGTTAGCTTGGGCTGAAGATGAAGAAAACAATGCCCAAAAAATAACAGTAGATGAGGTCATCTACTATTCCCGTGAAAATGATACTTGGTACTTTACCCTTCTTTGTGAGGACCACTCTGAACTGTCCAACTCAGAAGGGAAATACCAAATTGTCGAAACAACAACACGTAACCCTTGGCTCTCCCCTCGATGGATGCTCGAAGCAGGTGAGGTGTGGGGACGAGGTCCTGTTCTCCAAGCCCTTCCAGAAGCTCGTGTACTTAACGAAGTCAAAAAACTTTTACTACAAAACGGCTCCGTGTCTTTGTTCCCGCCCATGACCGCAGTGGATGACATTGATTTTAATCCTGCAATGTTTAGTTTTGAACCTAACCACATCAACATGGTGTCTCGGAATGGGGGTCCTCTAGGGCCAGCTATTCAGAAACTTGACGTGGGGGGTGATTTGCAGATGGGTCAGTTTATCCTCGAAGACATCCGTGCGAACATCAAGAAGATCATGCTCGATGACCAATTACCCCCAATGTCTGGTGCGGTTCACACCCCAACAGAAATTATGGAGCGTAAGCGGGAAATACAAACCAACAAAGCTGCACCATTTGGTCGGTTGGTGAAAGAGTGCTTGCGCCCCCTCGCTCAGATGAACTTGGACATACTTGCAGACCTGAATCTTATTAAACCTATCAAACTCGATGGGATTGTATTCGACTTGCAAATTCTGAACCCTACTGCTCAAGTACAACGTGAAGATAAAATAGTTGACCTTGAGCGTTCGATGGAAGTCGCTGCAAAAATTAACCCCGCTATCGTCCCAATGGCATACCGTGTAGAGCACATACCTCGTTGGGCATCAGACATATTAGGGGTAGACCCTGAGTTGATGCGCTCATCCAAAGAAGTCAAAGAGATGCAAGAGATGGCTGCACAAGCTCAACAACAAAACCCTGAGGCGGTACCTGTATAATGGCGCACACCGAACAAGTCGACCCTCGAATTGAATTAGTAAAAACAAAAAGAACTCCAGAAGAACGACAAGCTATATTTGACGCTTTTACTCGTACGTTTACTAGCGCAGACGGGCAAGTAGTTCTTGCTGAATTAGATCGCATACTTGAAGCTGAGGATGTTCCGATGTTTAACATACGCGATGCTAATGCTTTTGCACACCACAATGGGGGTCGACGTTCTTTGTTAAAAACTATAAAACAATTTATACACAGAAGGAGCACATCATGAGTGGAGAAGAAAATTTAGAAAAAAAGCTCTTCGGTCAGGAACTTAAAAAACCAAAGAAGTCAAAGAAACCTAAGAAGTCGTTGAATGGGGATGGGGGAGATGTATACGTTTACAAAGGACAGGTACATCATCCAGGAGATAAAGACCCTTGTGAGATTTGTTTAACTGAAGACGATTTAGACCCCAACAAAGATCCAATCCTTACACATTTATTGGGTTTTATGGACAAAGAAGAGGCAAAGAATTACATTAAAATGCCTGTTTTACGTGACCTTCAAACGTTCTTACGTGCCAACGAAACTCGTTTGCGTGAAGAGTTTATACGTTACAAAAAACGAGGTCGCATTAAACCTCTCGCTGAAATCAACAAAAAAGGATAACCCCCGACTATGACTCAACAAAAACCCGACACAACAGAAACTTCCTCTACTGAAGAAGCACCTTCAACGGAAGAGACCCCGTCGACTGAAGAAACTCCTTCGACCGAAGAGAGTTCTTCTACTGAGATGTTTTCAGAAGAAACTGCTTCAGCCAAAGAGGTTGAATCTCTTCGCCCAGAATTTTTAGGTGAAGCGTTTTGGGATGCGGAGACAAACACTCCACGCCTCAAACAACTAGCCGACTCTCGAGAGCACTACCGAGCTCAATACCAAAAAATGTTAAATGATGAGTCTTCCGTCCCTGAGACAACTGACGGGTACTTGAAGAACCACATAAACGAAAAAGGGGAGGCTATATTTCAGTTAGGGGAAGACACAGTACAGACAATTCCTAAAGACGACCCTGTACTACAGGCGCATCTCGCTATTTCTAAAGATCTAAGTCTTACAGACAAACAATCAGATGAATACTTGTCTCGAATGATGGTAGCTATGCATTCAGCCCAGACTCCTGAGCCCATTGATACTAAATTTGAAGAGCAAAAACTGGGAGCCGACGGAGCTGGGCGTGTAGCAGGTATGAAAAACTACCTAGATTTACTCCAACTCCCAGCGGGGGCAAAAGAAGCTTACGCTACAGAATTATCTGAAATAAAAGCATTCATGGCCCAAAAAGCAGGACGCACTGTCATCATGGAAGCTCTCATGAAAGAAGGGGGAGTTCATAACTTACCTCCTCAATCTGACACTGAACTTGCCACCCATGATGAGGAAATGGCTGAGTATGACAAGATGTCGGCTGACCCAGATGCCTTGCAAGATAACCCCCGTCTGCGTGCGCGTTACGAGAAATTAGGGGCGAAACTTTTTCCGGGTTGACAACAAACCCCCTCAAGTGTATAATCCATTCATAAAGTAAAATTGTTGAGACACCGTGAGAGTCCAAAGGTGTCTCAGCTTTTGGAACCCGATTTGTTGACCCTCTTCTTTGAAGACTCGACATTTTGAATTGGCCCTTCCACCCAATTTAATTTGTTGGACTCAATTAAAGAAGAGGAGACATTCAATGTCACTACAGTTAACAAATAACCAACTCGCCTCTTTTGACAAAGCAGTGAAGCACGCATACCAAGGAAAAGGTATGTTACGTGGAACGGTTAAAGTCAAAACAGGCATCGTCGGTGCTACCCACCAATTTCAAAAAATGGGTAAAGGCATGGCGACCCCCCGAGTCCCACAAACAGATGTAGTACCGATGAACATCGGTCACTCTAATGCAGTGGCAACTCTCACCAACTGGAACGCTCCAGAGTATACGGACATTTATGATGCCGCTGAAGTAAACTACTCTGAACAAGCCGAGTTGGCTGAAACCATTGCAAACGCAATGCACCGTCGTGAAGACCAAATGGTCATTGATGCACTTGATGCATCTGGTACAACAAACACTGTTGCCAAAACCATTGGTGGTAATAACGGCATGAACACTACTAAGTGCCGTGCGGCTATGACCGAACTTAACCGTCTTGGTGTCCCTTCTGGTGACCGCACTATGGTGGTTAATGCAGATGGGCTTAACCAACTACTTGGTACGACCCCTCCTACTAGTTCTGACTTTGCAAGTGTCAAAGCTCTGGTGGATGGAGACATCAACACTTGGCTAGGCTTCACCTGGATTACTATGGATGACCGTGACAATGATGAAGGGGGTTTACCTCTCTCTACTAATGATCGTACGGCTTTTGCATATCACAAAGGTTCTACTGGACTAGCTGTCGGTCTTGACCGTCGTACTGAAGTTAACTACATTCCTACTAAAACTTCTTGGTTGGCGAATGGTATCTTCAAAGCAGGTGCTGTTGCTATCGATGCCGAAGGTATCGTGGACATCACGTACGACCAATCTGTAACTGTTGACAGCGAATAATCGCTGAACCATCACAGTCACATTAAACGAAACCAACTCTTAGGAGAGTAGAACAATGGCTTATTCAGTAACAGGGTTAAATCCTGGAGCAGGTAACTCTAAAGGCGGTCCCGATGTCTCGAGTTACTCTTCAGCTGATGCGATTGCCACTGTTGAAGGTGCAGGATACTTCAACAATGCGCATGACAACATCACCAACCTAAACAGTCATGGTCTTATCGTCATTTTTGATACGACCAATGACCTCACCCACTTGCGTGGGTACACAGTTGCG